AAATTCTTGATTTGGTTGATGTTCAGCCTATGGATTCAGCTGTATTGATTGTCATTAATGAAACCGTAACTGGTACCGCAGAGATTACCACTGAGTGTAAATTGAAGCCAATCGTTAAAGAAACTTTTGCAACTCAGGAGAAATCAGCAGAGCCAGTCGCAGTTATGTGGTTCACAACTACAAAATTGAGAAGATTCTTTCCGGCATTGGTTAATCGTATGGTTCAGAAGTTCTCTGAATTAGTTAACGACAAATTACCAAACGTTGTTTTGGACGCTGTTAAGGCCGGAGCATCTGCATTTACGCCCGTTGCTGCATTAGCGATCAATAGTAATCCAAATAATTATGATGCAATGGGAGCTGTAATTGCAACAGTTGAAAACTTAGGTTTCAATGTCAGTGCATTTATGATGAATCCGATTGCTTGGAGAAACATGAAGCAAGAAAAAACCGCTGACGGTGTTTATACTCTTCAAAACGGTCAATCTGTTAATATTCTTCAGAATGGTTTAGACTGGGGTGGTGTTTATATTCCGATCATCAAGGATTCTACTTTGGGAGTTGATGAGTTCGTAACCGGCGATATTTTCTCAACTGTAAAAGTTGGTGTTGATAGTGTACTTATGTATATGGAGACAGATGGCCGTACTGATGCTGTTGCAACAAATGCTGCTACTGGCCTTTCAAGAAACATCAGAACTCACGTATTAGAGAAATTCTTCGCGGTGATCATTCCGGATGCTACTAAGATCGGATTGGTTAAAGATACTTTCACTAACGTGAAAACTTTAATTACAAAGGCACCCTAATAATATCCAACCCTTAACCGGGTTGGTTTTTAAATAATCTAATAAAGACACAAATTATGTTTACAGAAAAAACACCAGAAGAAATTGCTGCATTAAATCCAGAAGAGTTGAAAACTTATAATGCAGAAAAGAAAGCGCATGATCTCAAAGTCGCAAAAGATGCAAAAGATGCCAAAAACAAAGATAAAAGTGCTGGTGCAACACAGGAATTTTATGATAAAAAAGGAGCTGAAACATTAGATAATTACTCAAAAGGCGGTAAAGCTGCTACTGTTGATTTAGTTAATAAAACATTAGTTGAATTTACTGAGGATTTTGGCTATTTCAAAAAAGGTGATTCCCAAGAAGTTTCAGATGTAGCTTTTGCTATCTACAACGGAAAAGGAGTTATCAAAAAACTGTAATCTATGTTTACCAGGATATCAAATTTCACTTACGGAGCATATCGCATTGCTAATATTGATACTGTTGGCGCCAATAATAATATTGATCTAATTCTCCATATTCAAAAATATGAAAATGAATGTTTGAGATTGATATTGGGCGAATGCTTGTATGAGGATTTGATGTCCAATGTAGAAAAAGATGCTGATGGCTATTACAAGTTAAAAGGTTCTGTTGATGCAAAGTATGCTTGGCTCTTATTGGGTCATAAATATGAAGACGATTGTTCTTGTGATTCACAATGCAAAAACAAAATCTGGCAGGGATTGGTAAGAGAGGTTGCTGAAATCGAAAACACAAAGATTTTCGAAACAATTATGTCCTCTTACATCTATTTTCACTGGTCCTTAAACTATCGAACTCTTAATGTGGGAGTGGGAGAAGCAAAAGGTACTGCATCGAATACCGTAGTTGAAAACACACGAAACAAAAGGGTAGATGCCTGGAATAAAATGGTTCAGGATGTATCATTTGGATTTACAAATGCTAATGTTTCATTGTACCAATTCTTAGATCATTTCAAAGAAGATTTTCCATCGGCTGAAAGAGTTTGTTTTAAAACAATGACCTACTATGATTAAATTATTTGATCTGGATAATGCTTTGAAGCCGACAGCCGAAAAAGTAATGCACAACAGTAAACCTGTTGCATATAGTTGGGGAAATGAAGATGCTTTACATAAGTGGATAGAGGCCATGAACAAAAGACAGCTGGCGAAATCACTTGGTATTGACAAATCTATAAAGTATCCATTGATTTGGCTAGTTGAAGGTTGGAAAGCAAAAGAAAACATTCCTGGTATTAAGTTCGAAAAAGTTACTTTCTACATTTCTTGTAACTCAACTGTAGCAGCTTTGAATGAAGATCGAGTTCCAAACTTTGATTTATTATATAAAGTTGCAAATGATTTTATAAAGGAATTGAGATTCGTAATTAAGATTTCAGAAGAGTCAATTACGTACGAAAAGAAATCAAACTTTAGCACGGTCAGTAGTCGCCAGGATAAAAAAAGCATAACATCAGACGTTTGGGATACTTTAATTGTTCAAATGGATCTGATCGCAAACACTAATTGTTTAAAAAAATTATGTAGTCTATAAAGACAAGAACCTATAAATGGTTTACCAAGAATGTAAAAACAAAAAGAAAGCTAAAAAGAACACTGGTGCGAAAGAGCAGTGTCTTGAAGGGCTAACTATCAAAACGGCAGTCCACGTGCCGGGATTCTCTTTTGAATCGATAGCAGATGCAAAGGACAAAGCTAAATGGGATGCTGCAGTTGCTGCTAAGAAAGTAATTCCGTTGTATGAGGTTGAGGAATTAGCATCTGCCAATACTGAAGATACAACTTTTGAAGGTAGAAGAAATCAGTTCATTACCTCAGAAGGTAAAAAAATCACTACTTACAATAGCTTCTTAAGCTTATGCTCTCACTCGGCGCTTAAAACCTATCACAAAGCTGAATTAGGTTTATTTGAGTTTACCGAAGATGGAGCAATCAAAGGAGTGATCAATGATGATGGCACTATTAAAGGCCAGTCAATTGTAATGAACGTTGGAAAACGTATTGATCCTTTAGCAGATAGACCAGCATCAACAGGAGTTACTTTAAACTACAAAGACTTTAACGAGTTTGAAGATGATGGCGCAATCTTTCGTCCTGAAGGTTGGGGAGCTGATGATTTGTATGGAATATTCGATATAACTATCAATCAGGTTTCCGCAACATCTACAGAAATCAAATTCACTGCAACTGATGGTTGTTCCGGAGGCGATGAAGAAATCACTTCTTTCTTAGCTGCTAATATTGTGGTTAAAGATCTTGATGGAGCTACCGAAAGCGTAACGTTTGTTCCTGCTGATTCCGAAGGTGTTTACACTGTTACCGGAACCGGATTTGCAACGGGATTCACTATTGGCTTAAATGGAGTGGTTACTCAAACCGGAACTTCATATGAGACTCCAGAACCAACAAAAATTAAAGTTACACCATAATGCGAGGTGAATACAAAGGGATAGTATTTGCAGAGGGCTATAGCAAGCCCTTTGCAGATTTTAAAAAAGAGTTTGCTTCAACTCATGTTTTTAAAGATATCCCATCCGACGAAAGAGAAGCCGAACTAAAAAAAGCTCACAAAATCGCAACCAATGGCAACATTTCAACAACAACTGGCAAAGGCAAAGAAGTTGAAACCGAAAAGCCTGGAGATAAACCTTTATAAATTCATTAGAAGTATTGAAAAGGATTTTTTAGATCTCGAGAAGAAAAGGTTGTCTGTTGATCATAAAGACATTTTCGGTAATCCGATTGGTTTTTATTCAGAGAACACAGAAATCATTTCAGGAGGTAGAAAAAAAGCCGGAGATCCATTTACCGGATTAGATTCTGGAGATTGGTTCAAAGGATTCTACATGCAAGAAGTTAATGGTGTTTTGAGATTTAGTTCTAAAGACCCTAAAAACTCAATCATCCTGAGTGATGGACCTGACAATACTTGGCTTTCTGATGAATTATTCGGATTAACTGATAAAGAATTAAAGGAAGTGATCACATCTCGATTGCTTCCTTTTTTTATACAAAACGCGCGAAAAATACTTGAGCTATGACTTACGATTCACTTGACATAATTCCTTATAAAACATTCTTCAAGATCGCTGAATCTGGAAATTTCGCTTTGCTTTCTGATACTGAAAAGGATCCAGAAGTACTTTCAAAAATATGGGATTCTCTTTATGAACAACATATTGAAATTGCGGGGGCCAGTTCTCAGGAGAAGAAAACTTTTAGAATTTCTAAACAGATCAGCGCTTTGGAAACCCAGTACAAAGTGATTCTGATGGCTTGTGATGCATTAAGATTTGATTTTAGTCAAGAACTTTTTGAAATACTAACTGTTGACTACGGCTATACTCTGAGAACTACAGATGAGAAAGTTTACTACCAGGACATTGAACAAATTGAAAGAGAATCGAAAGCGCTTAAAGTAAAAATAAACACTCTTTCTAAACTGCTTCCTAAAGTTGATCAAGATCAAGAATACAGTATCGATAGGGTTATGGCTTCCTACTGTTCGATTCTGGGTTACCAGATAGGAGATTTTAACACAATCACATACATGGCCTTTTATAGCTATGAAAGTGAAGTTCACGCTAAGATAGAGTCAATCAGGCAACAAAACATTAAAAGTAAAAAAAATGGCTAATTCAGACGGTATAATTACAAGAAAACAGGTCATTGAAGATGATGCTCTAAATTGGGGACCTGTATACGCAAAGCAAACTCAAATTGCTATTGATAAAAATAAAGAATATGTTCAAGGTATTATTCAAATTGCTACTATTCAGAAAGCCATAAAGGACGCGTCTGACAATTCCTCATTTATAGCTGCCAAACAACAGGAAATATTAGCAAACCAAAAAGTTCTTCTTTCAATCAAAGAAAGAGAAGTTGCTGAAATTTCTGCTAACAAGATCAAAGCTTCTGCAATTTCGCTTCAAGAAAAAGAACGCAAAGCAAAAGAAGCATCCAATAAAACGACTTTAGATGAGAGAATTTTATTGGCTGAAACCAATAAACAATTAAAAGAAGCGGCAAGGGAAAGGCTGGGGCTTGTTGGCGCTTATGCTAAACTAAATAAAGCTAGACTTGATGCTCAAAAAAGACTTGCTGAATTATTATCTGCTGAGAAAAGTAATATTGCGGAGGTTATACTGGCACAGAGAGAATTTGAAAAACTAGATGCCAGAGTTAAAGCTGTTGATGCTGCAATAAAAAACTACTCTAAAAATATAGGTAATTATCAAGATGCATTCAAAGGTCTAAACGGAACATTGCGGGATTTAATGTCAACGTTTGGAATTGCGACAGGATTAGCTCTATTTGGACAAATTGTAAAAGACATCTTTAGTGTAATTAAAGATTTTGACAGACAATTAATTGCAGTAGGAAAAACAACTAATATTTCTGGTGAAGACTTAAAACAATTTGGTCGCGAAGTAGTAGAACTTGGAGATAGATTAAATGGTGTTACAGTTGAGGGACTAATTAAATCAGCTGAGGTTGCTGGACAGTTAGGTGTAACCGGTACCGCTAATATTTTAAAGTTCTCAGAAGCTATTGAAAAATTAAAACTGACATCAGATATTATTTCAGATGAGCAGGTTGGCCAGTTTGCCAAGTTCATCGAGGTATCATCTGACAGTTTTGAAAATGCTGATCGTTTAGCATCGGTAATTACACAGTTAGGTAACTCATTTGCAACTACTGAAAAAGAAGTTCTTGCGAATGCGACAGAGATTCAAAAAGGTGTTGCGGTATATAATACTTCGGCGCAGGGAGTTTTAGCATTAGGTGCAGCAACTTCATCATTAGGATCCGAAGCTGAGGTTTCTGCTAGTTCTATTCAAAAGACTTTTGGTGTAATTAATAAATCTATTGCGACCGGTAAAAACTTAGAAAAAGTATTAGAGCTAACAAATTTGACTCAAAAAGAACTTTCTAAGCAATTTAATAAAGATGCTACCGGTGTATTTGTGAAGTTCATTAAGGGACTTAATTCGGCTAAAAAAGAAGGTCAAAATTTAGCGGTTGTATTAGGTGAATTAGGTTTGGATGAGGTTAGGTCATTTAAAACAATTGGATCCTTAGCGGCAAACTATGATTTATTAGCAAGTGCAATGGAACAAGCTAAAAAAGAGTATATCGATAATATTGCATTAAATAAAGAAGTTGAGGCGGCTTCTGAAAGTTTATCTTCTATTTTATCCGATATAAAGGATCGTTGGGAAGCTTATATTTTAAGCGCTGATGATGCGAATTCTGGTTCACTAACTCTCGCTAAGACTTTGAAATTTGTTCGTGATAATTTCAAGGAAATCATTGATTTTATAGTAAAGTTTGGAACTGTATTGCTAACATACCTTGGGGTTCTTAGGACTGTAAATTTTGTTATTACTGCATATGGTGCATTACAAACTGCAGCAACTGCCGCGCAAATACGTTTTGCATTAGCCACCGGAATTGGAACAAAGTCAATTTTAGCACAAGCAGCTGCCGCCAGAGAAGCGATGATTGCTCAGGAAGGTTTGAATGTAGCAGTTAAGGCGACTCCATGGGGGTTGATTCTTGCATTTTTATCTGCTGCAATTGTTGCGTACATGATATTTAATGATGAAATGAGTGATGCCGAAAAAAACATTCAAAGGATAGTTGATGCTAATAAAGAACTGGAGAAATCTGAAAAAACCTATTCTGAAGCGAGAGACAAAGCCAATGCTGATCGATTTAAGGCAATTGAAGATGATATTAAACTGAGAAAGGCCAAAGGAGAAAATGAGGATAAATTAGATAAAGAAGAAATCGCAAGGAAAAAAGCAATTCTTCAAGCTTCATTAGATGTTTATTCTGAACTTAAAAAAGCGGAATTACAAAGAACCCAAACTGATATCAATAGTTCAAGACAGAGAATTATTCAGTTACAATTAGAGCAGAGTGTTTTAGAGAAAAGTGGTTATCGTGTTAGTAAACAAGGTAGAACTTCTGAAGATTTGGATGATTTAATAAAAAATGAAAAGGAAAAACTAGATCTTAAAAAGTCAAGTTTAGGTAAAAATGCAAAATTGACATCTGAAGAACAAGCGAGGTTGTTAAAACAATTGCAAGATCTAGATAAGGATGCAGCAATCAAAGATGCTGAATTTAAAAAAGAACTTTCAAAGAAAGAACTTGCCGCTTTAAGAAAAAGGTTAAAAGAGCAATTCGAACTTTGGAAAAAAGGCCTTGAAGATCTTTTTAAGTTGCAGCAATTTAGGCTTCAAGTTGGTTTGGATATGGATGATGAGATTCTTGGAAATGAGAAGATGTCGTATGATATAAGACTTGATGCTCTTGCTGATTATACGCAGATCGCATCTGAAAAAATACGTAATGCTGCAGAGTTTGAATTATCACAATTAGGAAAGTATAACGAAAAGACCGGAAAACTAATGCGTGAGCTTTCTGATTTGGAAATTAAAACTCTCTTAGAAAGTGGAGAAATTAAAAAAGAACTGACTTCTGGACAATTATTGATTGTAGAAAGATTTCAAGATGATCAAAAGAAATTGACGTTGAAAGGAGTTAAGGATCGTCAGAAAATTATCGATAGCGAAGCAGATGAGATTAAAAAACGTATTGATGCGGAAATTTTAGCTAAAGAAACTCAAATTAATAAGGCAATTGAGGCGGAGAACAACATGTTTAACGAGATCAATAAGGCTGAAAATCAATCGAGGAGAGAAAGGGAAATAGCTATTGAAGCGCATGAGCGTAAAATTTATGAGATTAGAAAAGCCTTTGCCTTAGAAGCGTTACAAGTACAAATTGACAGTCTTCAAAAAGAACTAGATCAAAATGCAAAATTGCCTAGAGAAGAGCAAATTAGCGCTGATTTAAGAAAGAAGATTGAATTTGATTTACAAAAAGCAAAAACCGATTACTCTGACCTTACTTATGAACAATATTTAGACCTGAATAAAGATAAAATTGAGCAAGAAAAATATACTGCTGAAAAGATTTTAGAAGTATCTCAAGAACTTACAAATTCATTGTCCAATCTAACTAATGCTATTTTCGATGCTAAGATCCAAAATATTGAATATGAGCAGAAAAAAAACGATGAGTATTATGCAAAACAAATTGAGTTAGCTGGTAAAGACGAACGCCAAAAAGATCTTCTTCAAAAGGAACGTGATAAAAAGAATGATCTCTTAGAAAAAAAGAAGCGTAAAGAGCAAGAAAAGCAAGCCATATTTAACAAGGCACTAACGGTTGCTCAAATAGGATTACAGACGGCTTTAGCAATCATTACAGCAGCTGCAGCAACTGCACCAACGTTTTGGGGAGTTGCTATTGCGGCCACTATTGGAGCAGTTGAACTTGGAGCTGCTCTTGCAACACCAATCCCTAAATACAAAGATGGTCGTAAAGGTGGTCCAAAAGAAGTTGCGATGATTAATGACGGAGGTGTAACTGAGGTCGTGGAATCTAAAGATGGATCTGCTAGGGTTTATTCCGGAAAGAATAGAATTGTTCAACTTTTAGAAGGCGATACTGTGCACAAATCCTTTGATGATTATAACAAATTGCAGAGAGCTGCTATGTTGGCCAGTCTCAACATGGAAGGAAGAAACATGAGCGATTTCCAAGCTTCTCAATATTTTGAAGCTTCTTACGGTAAAGAATTGCTTGAAGAAATGAAATTGACTAGAAAAGCTATTCAAAATCAGAAGCAGCCAGTTTATCAAGGACCTAAAATCGATATTCCTCATTCTATTTGGAAATCAAAAAACACTAATTGGAACTAATGGGAAATATAAATCCACAATATAACAACCGTGTTGAGTACATCCTGAAAAATAAAAATTTTGGGGAGTTGGTAACTATTGAGCCAATTGGATGGACAGACGATGATAAGGAATATTCACGTCATGAAAAATATGACGGAATAGTTGCGAAGTTTTCAAATTCATTAAAGTTCATCGGTGATGCTGCAGAATATATTCAACTGATTTATGATATCGACGGGATTATGGCTGATGTCGAATTGACTCGAAGAGAGAGACATCCACAAACTGACGTTTGGACATTGACTTATTCTGGCTTTTTAGATCTTTCAACCTGGAGTAGAGAAAATAGAGTGCAAGTGATGGTAAAATTTAATTCCGGGGGATTAGAACAGGAACTAAAAGCCCGGGAATCCGAAAGTGTTGAAGTTGATCGAACTTCAACATTTAATGATACTAAGATTCCGGAATTAAATACAATCGATGTTGAATTAGACGGTAGACGAATTTTTCTGCAAACAAAATTTGCAACTAAGGCCAGTGATAATACAGCAAAATTAAGTAATCAAACAAACGGTAATACCAGAGGTAGTACGATCGCTGTTCCTCTTTCACTGGTAAATAAGTCACATGAAAGTGCACAAGCGCCGGTTCAAGGTGTATTAGTTGGAGATAATTCTTGGGATAGATCAGGAAGAGCGGAGCCAGGAAACTTATTTTTTGCTATTTCAGATCGAGATCGCGATTTAAAAGTAAATATCAAACTTACTTTTAAAGTAAACATAACAAATTTCGATGATGTTAATCATTTCACCTTTTGGGCCAGAATTGGTAAGTATAAAGATGGAGCAGAATATAATTTTAAGGAAAATATAATTTTATTTTCAAAGGACTCCTATTCGTCTTTAAATGGAAATACTTTCAGTGTGAATTTTGATAGTACCATCGAAGTTTTAACTGGTGAAAGTTTACAACTTGTGTTTGATCAGAATTATGATGGTGCGAATGGCCATAGTTCACATTTAGATATTACAGTTTCCGATGTTGTTTGTAAAGTTGATATCGATGAAGATAGCTTTCAGGAAAAGTCTACAACGAAAGCAATTTTGGCCCATGAATTAGCTGATCGTTTAGTTTCAATTTCGACTAACAAAGAGCGCGTATTTTATTCTGATTATTTTGGTAGAAAAGATTTAGGATATGCAGTTGACGGCCCTGGCGCATATATTGCTTTTACTCATGGTTTTTGGGTTCGAAAATTCGATAAGTTTCCAATTCCACAAGAAGAAACTATTACTCAAGATAAAGTTACAAATCTATTCAAGCCATTGACAACATCATTCAGTGACTTTTCGACTTCTGCTACTGCAGTCTTAAATATTGGAATTGGCATCGAAACAATTGGAAATAAGGAAGTCGTGAGAATTGAAGAAAAAAGCTATTTCTATAATCGAAATGTAACTATTAGGCTTCCTAACCAGGTAAAAAATGTAAAAAGGAAAGTAGCTACTGACAAGTATTATTCTGCTTTAGAATTCGGTTATGAGAAAGGCGGCGATTATGAAGAAGCAGTTGGATTGGATGAATATAATGTGAAATCTAATTTTTCAACGATCATCAGCAGGCTTAAAAATGTTTATATCCAGATCTCAAAATATAGAGCCGATAGTTATGGAATGGAGTTCGCCAGAAGAAAACCAGCTTCATTAAATGATACTGAAGATTCCAGCTACGATGAAGATATCTTTTTTTTAGATCTAAAGAGAGGACCATCACCAACGTACGTACAGCGTAAATGGCAGGATGATTTCGAGCAAGTTCCGACAGGTATTTTCAGCCCGGAGACAGCCACAAATTTAAGATTCTCACCAGTTAATTGTTTATTGCGACACGGTTGGTGGATAGCAGCTTCAGTAATTAAATATGCAACTGATAAATTGAAGTTTGGTTCATCCACTGCAAACAGATTGCTTAAAACAAGGCTGATTGGCCGCAATGAATATGCTGAGAATGGTGATATTCTAAATTCAGAATTGCCAACTGCTCGTTTTATTCCTGAGGAAATTGAATTTGAACATATTTGCGATTTTGATGTTCTACAACAGATCAATGGTACCACAACAATCTTAGGTAAAGAAGTAATAAATCTATACGGTTTGATTGAATTTATAAATGAAAACGGCGAAAAGGAGAGAGCTTTCTTCTTGAACATAAAACCTAACGGTAAAGGACAGTTTAAAGTTTTAAAACTAAATAGATAATTCATGGCATATTCTAAAATAACAATACAATTTAACTCAATTCCGATTTTCAATGAATCAATTTATTTTGATCAAAGAAATGATGTGTATTCAAATTTTTATAGAGAAACATTCCGAGATAAAAGGTTAGGTTCTTATCAGGCAGAACAGCCGAAGTTTAACTATGAAAATGAAACATATATGGGATATGCTTCGGATTTTTATAGGACTGCATTTAATTTAGATTATAACAGTGGTAATCTATACACAGTACAATCTATTAGAGGAGAAGTTGGCTCAGGAATTGGTACAGTAATAATAACTGCTAATTTTCCGAACGCATTTTTTACCGATGCTTCTGCAGATGGTGACGTTACTATTATAATAGAGAATGAACCAGCATTGCCGGATTTCAATATTACGAATGTCAGTTTCTCTCAAAGTTCGACTTTGCCTTGTCAGAATGTAAAAGTTAACGTGACTACAGATCACTTAGCTACGAAAGTAATTGGCCCCGTTTCAATTAATCCTAACACAAATAATCCATTTTCATTTGATTGGCTGCGTGGTGATACTGTGAATCTGGTTATTGAAGATTCAAACGGACAGCAAGTGTCACAAAGTCTCTCGCTACCAAGTTTATTGAACGCAAGTAATTTTTTGATTAACGTAAATAACAGTCCAAATGGTGCAACGGTTGTGATTGAAAATATTAATACATCCGGGTTGAATCTTGAGTATTCTTTAGACAATTCAACCTGGCAAACATTAAACACTTTTTCAGGTCTGGAAGTAGGTAATTTTACTTTGTATGTTAGAGATCAATTAGGATGTTCTTTTAGTAAAGCTTTTTCAGTAAGTGAGTTTGGAATACAAGTCCCGTATTTCTACATGTCGAAAGCAAACGCAATAAGATATGCCAATAGAATTACCTGGGGAGATTCAGCAAATTATAAAACAGATGAAAATACCTTAAGCTTCGAAGTAGATGTAGATGTTCCTTATAAAGAAGTTCAACAATTTCAAAGTGCTGATATTGTTCCAACACAGTTTAAATCTAATTATAGCAATATTGTAGCGAAAATTATTAAAGAGGATCTTTCAGAAGTTACTATTCCCATCGCAAAGAAAACAAGTAACATTGGTATTAAAGACAAACGTGATGCAAGGAAGTACAATTTAGGTGACGGTAGAACAGGAATATACTTTTTGTCTGGAAACACATATAATTATGATACAAATGCTGTTACCGGAACATACTCTTTAAATGGTAATTTGCCAGAATGGGCCATTATTGGTAATTATATTGTGGTTTCTAACGCTTGGTTTCTAATTGAGGAAATTGTTTTTGATGAAACAAAAAGCGCCGATGTTGTGATCTTCTCACAAAGTTATACCGGACCGGAAATTAATCTTGTAGTCGGTTCTATTTTTAATAGGTTCAATTATGAGGTTTATGAATACTATATTGACATGGTTGACTATATTGATCAACATTTCAGTGTTCAACTTGTAAATTCAGATCCAAATTTTACCACAATTAGACATCTGAGTGAAGAGATCTGGTGTAAGGTGAAACATGAGGATACTATAGAAATTAAATACAGAAATACGACAAATACTGATGTGTTTTATGCAACCGGCATTGAGTTCAAAGTAAGAGTGCCGCTCACTATTCAAAAAGGTGTGCCGGATGAAGACAGTGAAATTCATAAAACGGACACTGATACAATTCTTTTAACTGCTGATTTATATGAGGGTGATCAATTTGTTTTTGAACCGACTAGCAAAGAAATTTGGAAAAAAAACATGATCGCCTTATCTCATGAAAAAGTATGGGTAAATGGAGTAGGATATGTCAAAAACGGAAGCTTTAGCACTGAGGGGCCATTAGAGAAATCAAACCTTTATGTTTTAACTGCTAATATGCTTAAAACAGGTAATGTCTATAATTCACAAGGCAGCGGCAATATTGATTTTGATGGAAGTCAAGTTGAGGTACCAAGATTAATTTCGACTGAATCCGGATATGTAAGTTACTAAAAGAAGAAAGCCTCTAATTACTTAGAGGCTTCAATATTATTTGTTCAAATCTTTAAACTGTTTTCCATCAACATGTACACTTCTGTTGTCATGATAATGATGGTGGTGTACAATTGTTGTTGAATTATCAACATATTTCTTCGAGTCGTCTCTATCTGGGAAAAGAGCATTTCCAATGCCTTTGCCGATCATCCAACAGCCTCCTACAACAACGAAAAAAAGTACAAGTATAAATCCCATAAAGCAAAGTTATTAAATATTAATCTTTTAGCTAATTCAATTTGGTATTTAGAATGATTCTAAATAGAATAATATTTTTTACATTTGTTGGATAAAATATTCATCATCATGAGCTTTCAATCCTTTATTACTCAACAAGTCGCTGCATTAACAGAAAGGTTGAATGCGATAGCAACCAATGCTAAGAAAATCATTGAATTACCTTGGCAATCAGTTTTGCGTCCAGAATCTGAAATACATGTAAGTGATGCCGGTACATCATTTAAAATTAAGATTCAACAAATATTTGATTGGTTTTATTCAATTCGTCAAAATCAATTACTCTCAGCAAATATTTCGATTCTTGTAAATGAAATTACCGTAGCTGCCGGCGCGCAATGGATCATCGGAAATATAAATTACGCGACCATAAGTAATTATTCATTCGCGATTGAGTATGCTGCAGATGGTTATACTCGAAATGATATTTTGGTTGCAGACAAAAACAATCATATATTTCGTGTAATTGGCCCTGAAACAGTAGGCATTTCGCCAACGCCTCCGACGCCAATTGATACGGTATTAGTGACAATTATTAATGTTACAGATTCAACGATTGGTAATACACTGCCAATTATTGGAGGCGATTATGTTCAGAAAAATGAAAGCCAAGATTATATTGTTAGTGATGGTGCAGCAACGGTTGTTGAGCAAATAAATCTAATTGATAATAGGTTATCAGTTTCTATAACTGGTGCTATTACGGATGTTAAATCGGTTCAGTTGTCAGGTGAATTTATTCGTCCTGGTAAGCCACATTATTTTAAAAACAGAACGAATCATAATGTAAAAATTTGGCATAATGCCGGAACTGGGAATATTAAATATTTCTTTCAGAATGCTGTTGATTTAGTTGTGAAGCCGAACGAGGTAATTCAATTTAATTTAAACGCTAATGATTTGTCTGCTTGCAAATTAGAATTAGTGGGTGTTGCCGGTGCTATGGGTTATGAAGAAAAATATAATGTAAAGAATTTCGGTGCGGTGGGTAATGGTTTTACTGATGATACGATAGCTATTCAGTCGGCTATCCAGGCATGTAATGATGGGGGTGGTGGTACAGTTTATTTTCCTAATGGAATTTACGCTATAAATGGTCCATTAGATTCGTTATCTCAATCACAGATATATTTTCCGTTAAATAGTTATTCAGATAGTATCAATTTAAAAACAATAAAATTACTGGGAGAGACACCTCCTAATCAATTTTCAAATCCTTTTACTCCTTCAAACTCAGCTGAGCACCCTAATACAGGCGTCATACTTAAAAGTAATTTACTTAGTGTGGGTAATGTAATTGGAAGTAGGAGCGAAGCAGTTCCGTGGGGTAATTTTAATTACTTACATGCCAAGATAGAAAATATTAGTGTTAGAGTTAGAAGTATGACAGGTACTACTGATGTAATACCAGTAGCTACTGGTATTAATATGGGAAATGTTACTTGTTATACTGGTCAATTTTTAGAAGTATGTACTACTTCTAAAATGACTACAACTTTAGAACCAGCATCAACCTGTTTAGGAGTAGTTATGCCTAAAACCAATAATTTTACTTTTTCTAGTATGACTAATTTTTACATTTTTGGTGTAAATTACGCAGTTGATTGTTATGAACACACACATTTAGATAAATTTCTAATAGATGTATGTGTAGTTGGTTTAAATATGAATTTTGTTAATCATAGTATTCATGTTACTAAAGGTTGTATAGCTCGATCAAGATACAATATACAAGCTCAAAACAGTAGTTATTTTTATATTGATCATGTTAGTTTTGAGGATGATTATTTAAAAGCTCTACCTACTCCTTCATGGAATGCTACATTATGTGATCTTTATGATGTAGATAAAACATCTAGCGGTTTAATAAGATGTCATGTAGTAAAAGCAGGTACTGGACCTGATTATTCTATTGCTTTAAGAAATAGCAGTAATACAAAGATAAAATTTTTAAAAATAAATGAATTAACAGAATTTAATGTTCTAAGTTCAGATTCACAAATAAACCCAACTTTATCCGATGCATTAGGTTATTGGAAATTTGAAGAAATATCAGGAGATTACATAGATTCATCTAGTAATGGCAAAAACCTTCTAAAAGTAAATAGCCCTACAACGGGTGCCGGTAAAATAGATAATGCAATGTTAACCGTTTCCAGTAGCTCTCAATATGCTAATGCAGGGGCTACCGAATTATCTTTAGTATCAGCTATTTCTTTTTCATTATGGTTTAGGTTGAATACAAGTTCAGCACCATTTCAAACAATATTTAATAAAGGCGATTCATCTGAAAGAGAGTATAATTTATATTATGTTAAAGCAACTAATACTTTAACATTTGCCGTGTATAATAATACAGCATTAAGAGGTCAAATAAGTATATCAGGTATTACCGAAAATACTTGGGTGCATTTTTACGGAGAAATAAATCCTAGTTTAATGAAAGCATCAATAAACAAAGGAACTCTTCAAGCCAATGGAATATCAGGGATATTATCTACTAATACTGATAAGCCTTTGTTGATAGCCGCTAGTGATACCGGGGATCATTTAAATGGCGGAGTTGATGAATTTGCTATTTTTAATAGACCTCTAACGTATTATGAGAGAAATTATTTATATAACGAAGGCGCTGGACAGTCTATTATTTAGGTTTATAAACAATAATAATAATATAATATCATGTGTATAAATAACTACATTAATTATTTAGCAAAACCATTGTTGACTGCTAAAAAAGTGACTACCACATCAAAGGGAATGGTTCTTTCAGTTCCTACACTCGCATTATTAGCGACATTTCATATAGAAGTTCAGTTGTTGATCTTTTTAGCAGCTTTATTATTGATCGACTTTGGTACTGGTATATTAGTATCATTTAAAATTGCAAAGGATAAAGCAAAAAAGGAAGGAAAGTTTGCAACAAAGCAAACAACTGATCATAAATTTTGGACACGTTTGATGTTTAAGGTTACGTTTTATTACAATGTAATTGAAAGTGAAAAATTAAGACTTTCATTGCTGAAAATGACTATGTATATGTTTGCTATAATTGGAGCAAAAACGATACAAAGTATGTTTAAGATAAAACCTTTTTCTTTTTCTTTTTCTGAAGCGCAATGGACTATTACAATTGTTGTGATAAGTATATGCTGTGTTTTTGAGGTACATTCAATTGTAATGGAAAATGTAAAGAAATTGGGATATGATTTGATTGACAAGATATTTTCGGTTTTCAGGTCTTATAAAGAAATTAAAAATGAATTTAAAGATGAGTAATTATGAATGAGATTTTAAGAATTGCAGAAAAAGAAATTGGTCAAACTGAAAAACCAGCTAATTCAAATAAAACACCGTATGGTAAATGGTTTGGTTTGGATGGTGTTGCCTGGTGTGGAATATTTGTTTCTTGGTGTTATGCTCAGGCTGGATTTCAGTTGCCTAAAATAGGGTTTTTAAAAGGTTACGCGGGTTGTCAAACTGCTGTGGCGTATTTTAAAAAAGTAAATCAAATTACAAAAGATCCAGTCGAAGGTGATATTGTTTTTTTTGATTGGAATGCAGATGGAAGATATGATCATACTGGACTTTTTGTAAAATGGATAAATGAGAAAGAGTTTCAGACTATTGAAGGTAATACTGCTGTAGGAAACGATAGTAATGGTGGAAATGTTATGAAGCGAGTTAGAAAAAACAAAAACGTAATATTTGTACATCCATGATTTCTTTTAAATTGTTAGGGGATAATATTAAGCTTGTGATTATTATTGTTTTGGTTGTGGCTGTGGTTTGGTTTTATAAAGATTACACTTTTCAGAAACTTGAAAATGTCAGACAAACAGAAAATGCAAGCCAATTAAGAAAGTCTGATAGTTTGCGTTTTACAACTCAAATTCTGAGTGAAAAAGAGATGAAAGATTATCTACAGTATCAAAATTCAGATCTTAAAAAGAAATTAGATAATGCCGGTATAAAAGCAAGTCGAATTGAAAGTATAGTTTCTAATTCATATAAGTACCAGGACACTACAAGAAGAGAAACAGATCTTTCCGGAATTGTAGAAGCGGTAAGGAATAATACTCCCATAAGTCAGGAAGTTGTAGATACCTTGAATTGTTGGACAACAAAGGGAATTATTAGTTATGAAAATAATAAGCTTAAATGGCGTGTACTGGACAGGCAGTTCAATAATAAATCTGATGGCGTTCTTTATTGGGAGCGCCGCCAATGGAAATTTTTAGGTATTAAAACTCGGTTGTTTGGTAAAAAGGAATTTACATCTCAAAATTTTGATGATTGCGGAGAAAGCCGGATAATGAAAATCGAGAAAAAGAAATAATATTATTGGCTATAAAAAAAATGTATTTAAACATTTTTTTTTGGTAATGGTATTAAGATTGATAATAATGATAATATCACATCGTTACATTTTATAAAAAAGGATTTCTATATTGATGATCGTTTTTTATAAATTAGCCGACTATAAATTAACAATTTTATGTCGTTAAATAAATCGCTGCATTTACCATATATTGATGGATTAAGAGCATTATGTGCTCTCTATGTCGTATTTTGTCATATTGCAATTCATCAAAATATTACTTGTGCAAATTTAAGTTTTATTGAGAAACTTTCAGTCCAATTCTTTTACGGAGGTCATTATGCAGTTGATTTTTTTATCGTTCTTTCAGGATACTCACTAAGTATCAAGATGGCAAATAATAACAAGTTTACATTACCAGTAAGTTCTTTTTCTTTTTTGGTTAGAAGAGCTAAAAGAATACTAATACCATACTATTTCTCTTTAATGCTGTCACTGTTATTAATATATTTTTTTATAGGAAGGAAAACAGGTACACACTGGGATATTTCGTTGCCAGTAAGTTATAAAGATATATTAGCACATTTTTTTTTAGTACACGATTTATTTGAATCTAAAATGTTCAAAATCAACCATGCATTATGGAGTATATCTGTAGAATTTAGAATATATATACTTTTCCCATTAATTCTTTTAGGTTTAAAATATTATGGTTGGATTAGAATGTTTATTATAACAATAATATTTTCATCTACATTATTCCTAATGGTTTTATTGATACAACATTATTTGAATGTCAATCTAACAGAATATTGGCCTGGTGTTAGCCCATATATAATTCTCTTTTTTCTTGGAATGTTTTCTGCAAATGTTACTTTAAATTCAGTAATGAAGCCTGTCTTACAGTGTTCTTATTGGCTGCCGTTATTTTTCTTATTATTAGTTGCTTTTATCTCACTTGCTAGTTTATTAAGATTTAGCAAATTCTATTATCAAGTAGTTGATGTCGTTTTTGGATTACTGGTTACTGTTTTTATTGTTGTAATAAATTCAGAAAAATGTAATCCTGTAAAACAACTCCTATCATCAAAAATATTGGTAAAAATCGGATCAATATCGTACAGTATTTATTTAATACATTCCCCAATTATTCAATTCGTCTGGCTTTTTATTGTTAAATCTAGTAACAATACACCAATTGTCAGTTACTATATTTTAATGGCCTTAAGTGTTCCATTGATTATTTTATTAGCTTACGTCTTTTATGTTTTGATTGAAAAGCCATTTATAAGCACAAGTAAAACTTCAAAATAGTTTGTTTAAATTGAAGGTAAATTAAAGTTTGAGTAAAGATAGATGATATGTAAGTGATTTAATTTTTGATACTTTTGTATTCGCTTTAAAAGTCAGGTGATTTCTCCATTATCTGGTTTCTATTAACTTCTTTTACAACTTTAGCATATCGTAGAGTCATCATTTTTGAAGTGTGACCATAGAGTTCACGGAGCGCATCCAATTCTACGCCTGCCAAAATCTTTTTATTTGCACCAAGATGCTTCAGAGAATACATGTTTACATTTATTTTTAGACCATCAATGATTAGCTTTCTCCATAATTTAGAAGCGCAATCTCTATTCAATCTTCGCGGTCCTGGAATGAAATCTAAATCTTTTTTTAAGCCACGATTTGTAAATTCTCTTTTTGAGCCAAATACAAAATATTCATCCGGATAATCCGATAGCGTCATTTCTTCAAAATAATTTTTCAGAAAGGGGTTTAATGGAACTATTCTTTCGATATCGGTCTTTGTTATTTCCGGAGGTAATACAATTTGTGATTTTTGTAGATTGATCATCTTTAATTTAATATGCAAAAGTTCTTCAGGTCTGATGCCGGTATGAAAGATCGAAATTATGTAGACGTAAAAACTCGGGAATTCAGCAAGGATCTTTTCTTTTATTAGTTTCACTTCTTCATCAGTTGCCGGAGTGAAAGCGGTAATTTCGCCAACCTTTAAAGATTTTATTCCGTGCGCTGGGTTATTCTCTATTATATCCCACTGCATCAATTCAGACAAAATTGCCTTTAGATAACCTAAATTTTTATTGAAAGATTTATTGGACCACTTCCGCTGCTCTTTCGTTTTCTCAATAATTAATTTTATATGGATCCTTTTAGTATCGGCCACAAGAAGCTTCGTCATATTAGTAGCTTTTAAAGCTTCCTTTATGAACTTGACTGTGCTTTTATAACCGCAAAGAGTTTTGATTCCTAGATTTGGCGTTTTCTTTTCAATAGCAAAATCTAAAGCTTCACTAAACGTCAGGCTGCTAAAATTATTTACCACATCCGGAACATTTGGATTCCATCCTTCTTTGAGTTTTTGAAGTAAAGCATCACAAATTATATTTGCTTCGGCTTCTCTTTTCTTAAGATTTGTAATGTAGT